TTAGATAAGAGGTATAGGGCGGAGAAAAATCGTGCAATTTCAGTCTAGTAGGTCTGAAAAGGTTTTCAGGAGTTAGCTTGGCGTCGCTGGTAAAAGATAGTTAATCTAGAATGGGGCGGTGGGGCTGGAATGGCAAGGCAAACTACGCAAGATGGCGGCTCCCAGCAGGAGGCGCGCATGCTCGACGTGGTCGGATCGCTTATCGTCTCTCATCGTCCGGGCCGGAGGCTCGGCTCCGTGCCGGTGGATCGGGGGCAGTTGGTCGCCTGGCTCGAGGATGCGGGGCGCGATTTCATGGCTTTGCGGGTGTCGGGCACCGCTCCCGCGGGGGCGCGGTCGGGGATGCTGCCGTTTCTTCGGTCGCTCGATCCGGAGTCCTGGGTCGATCGACCAGATCCCGCTGATCTGCAGCCGGCGCCACCCTCGGCGCGTGAAATCAGCTCGTCGGACGAGGTGCTGGGCTGGATTCTGCTCATCCCACTCGATCCCGCCCGTCGGGGGTCCGGAGAGCTACACAGCCGGCACGGGGGCGCGATGCTGCGGCGCGTGGTGTTCCTCCGGTCCATGATCAATCCTCGCACCGATCGGCACGTCTACTCCTGGCGGCATCTCGGTCGGCGTCTCGGTTGCTCCCACGAAGCGTGCCGCGCCTGGCATGCGACGGGCATCGACAAAATTTTTTACGGGCTCCGTCGAAATGCGCTTGACGTGGTTGACGGGTAATAGCCGACTAAACCGTAGACTGACGCGATCTGCGCGCGGTCGACCTGACTCTCCCTCCGACCTCGCCCCTGGGCTCGCTGCCCAGGGGATTTTCTAGGCTGCTCATGGACGCTCTCGCGCTAGAGTTCCGGCCCGCCGATGCTTTGGTGGTTTACGAGAACAACGCGCGCGTTCATAGCGTTGAGCAGATCGGGCAAATTCAGCGCTCGATGCTTGAATTCGGCTGGACCAATCCGGTCCTCGTCGACGAAGCTGGCCGGGTGATTGCCGGCCATGGCCGGCTGGAGGCGGCTCGGGGGCTGTGGGGGTCTGGCAAGACCATACCGCGGACGCCCACCGGCCAGGTGCCGGTGGTCGTGCTGACCGGGCTTTCCGATGCGCAGCGTCGGGCCCTGATCCTCGCCGATAACCAGATCGCGCTGAACGCGGGCTGGGATATCGGCAAGCTGAAGCTCGAGATCGGCGAGCTGTCACTGGCCGGCTTTGATCTTGGGTTGCTCGGGTTCGACCAGCAGTTCCTTCACGACATGCTTGCCGATCCGGAACCCGCGCGGGATCCGGATGACGCTCCGGCGCTCGAAACGGCAGCCATCAGCCAGCCCGGGGACGTCTGGGTCCTGGGCGAACACCGGGTGATCTGCGGCGATTCCACGTCGATCGACGTGTGGCAGAAGCTGCTTCAGGGCGAGTCTCTCGACGCGGTCTGGACCGATCCGCCCTATAACGTGGCCTACGAGGGCACTGCGGGCTCCATCAAGAACGACGACCTTCCAGACGCTGCGTTCCGCGAATTGCTCGACGGCGCGTTTCGTTGCCTTTGGGCGTGCATGGCGCCCGGGGCGCCCATCTATGTTGCCCACGCGGACACCGAGGGCTTGGCGTTCCGCGCGGCGTTCGTCTCGGCCGGCCTGAAGTTGTCCGGCTGTCTGATTTGGCGGAAGAACTCGCTCGTTCTCGGCCGGTCGGATTACCAGTGGATGCACGAGCCCATCCTGTACGGCTGGAAACCCGGACGGCGGCATCCGTGGTACGGCGGGCGGAAGCAGACCACAGTGGCCGATTACGGTGGCCCGCCATTTCGGCAGATGGACGACGGGTCCTGGGTCGTCGAGGTTGGGGACCAGGTGCTGCGGGTGTCGGGCGAGGCGGCGGTCGATACCAGCCTGTCGTCGCTGCTGCGGCATGAAAAGCCTAAGCGTTCCGCTGAGCATCCGACGATGAAGCCCACCGGGTTGATCGAGAAGATGCTCCGCTCGTCCTGCCGGGCCGGTCGCCTGGTGGGCGATGCGTTCGGCGGGTCCGGGTCCACGCTCATCGCCGCGCACCGCCTGGGCATGCGGGCGCGGCTGGTCGAGTTGGACCCGCTCTACTGCGACGTCATCGTTCGTCGCTGGCAGGAATTCACCGGCGGCACCGGGATCCTTGAGGGCACCGGGGCGCCGTTCCCGTCACCGGGTCTGGTGACGGGTGTGGTGAAAGGTCAGGGCGCCGTCGATCAGGGCCAGGGCGTTGGTTAGGGCCTGATGGGCGGCGACAAGGCTGCCCGCGGTCGCGTTGGCGCTTTCCGCGTCGGCGGCTTCCTGCAGGGCGTCCAAGGCGGGGGCCGCGCAGCGAAGCGCTGCGGCGGCCAGGGCGGTCATGGTCGCGTTCTCGTTCATGGCTCGGCTCTCGCGTTTTTGAGGGATTGAAATGGGGGGGTGTCAGCCCTGCGCTTCGGCGCGCAGGGCTTCGAGGTAGCGGTGGGCCATCGCGTAGTAGCTGTTGCTCGGCCGGAAGGTGAAGGCGGCCAGGGCGGCGGCGTTGCCGCGGGCGGCTTCGATCTTGTCGACCAGCCGGGCAACCACCTGGTTGGTCGGGCTGGTGATCACCGGCTTGATGGTCCAGTCGCGGTCCTGGCGCGGCGCGCGGGGCGATGTGGCGCGCGGGGCCTTGGCGGCCAGGGTGGCGCGCAGGGTCTCGATGGCGCGGCTGATCGGGCTGTCTATCGCATCCCGCGCCGGGCTGGTGTCCCAGGCGGAGAGCAGTTGCCACGCGGCGGTGCGAAGCTCGCGGGGCGCGGTGCCGGAACGATTCGGGCCGCTCGGCCATGAAGCCGCATTCGCCTCCGCGACCGGGTGGCCGGATGTGGCAAGATCGGCGATGGCGATGCTCGCCTCGCCACCCTGCGCTGCAGGGGCCTCGGGCAGGGTGAAGCCCTGGCTGGCCTCGCGGGCCTTGATCTGGCTGACCAGCCAGCCGGTGGCGTCGTTCTCGGGCTCGGCCTCGGGGCCTTCTGCGCCGTCCGCGTCGGCCTGGGTCAGGATGGTGCGGGCCGCGAAGGTCCAGCCGCCGTCGGCCTGGTGGAGGGCGAAGCCGTCGGGGCCGTGGGCCTTGATGGCGGCGCGCTTCGCGTTGTGCTTTTCGCTGTAGGTCTTGGTCATTGTTGCTCTCCGGTTTGGGTGGGGTGGGGGTTTGTCAGACGGTTTCTGGTTCAAAAGCAGCGGCGGCTTCGGCCAGCAGCCTTTGAGCAAGAGCGACGGCTCGACGCTTGCCGTCCTCGACGTCCGCGCTGGGCTCTTTCAGCGACACGTCAAAGGCTTTGACAACGTAGCCTTTGCTCGACCAGGTGACGGCAAGCGAGCCAATCTTGCCGACGCGAGCGGTGTAGCAGCCGTACGCCTCGGTCCATTTTAGCGGCATCGGTCGGGCCTCGTTGCTGGTGGCGCTGATGCGGGCGGTGCGGTCGGTCATCTGGGTTCTCCGCGGCGGTCCGTTCCGCCTGGACACATGTATAGGTCAAATAGACCTATGAAGTCGAGCTAAATCAACGTTTTACGTGTACCAAGAATAGGATTTGTGGGACGCACATGCCGGGCGAATTCGACGACGCGGGCGCTGCTCCGCGCAATCTCGGCGGCCGGCCGCCGCATGCGCCTACGGCGTCGCTGCGCGACCAGGTCGAGAAGATGGCCGCGATCGGGATGCTGCGGCAGCACATCGCTGCAGTGGTCGGTGTCTGCGAGAACACTCTCCGGCTGCATTACGAAGCCGAGCTTGTGGCCGGCGATGCCAAGGGCGCGGCGAAAATCGCCAATACGCTGTACCAGACCGCGACCGCGTGGGTCGGGCCCGATGGCCGGCCGCTCCGGACGCCGACGGGGTCCGAGATCACCGCGCTGATCTGGTTCGAGAAAACGCGCCACGGGCGCCGGGAGCGGGTCGAGGTTGAGTCGAACGCCAATGTCCATCATTCGGGCGCCATCGGCGGGGATGACGCTGGTCGAGCAGCTGCGCGGGCGCTCGACCAGCTTGCCGCCCGACTGGCTGGCGGCGACCACGCGTCGGGCGGCCTGGCTGGCGACGGCGCGAACGAAGCAGATCCCGACGGAGGGTGATTGGGACACTTACGCCTGGATGGCGGGCCGCGGCTTCGGCAAGACCCGCATCGGTGCTGAGGAGGCGTGGTGGTACGCGCAGACAAATCCCGGCCATCGGCTGGCGATCGTGGCGCCCACGCAGGACGATCTGCGGAAAGTTTGCCTCGAGGGTGAGTCCGGTCTGCTGGCCTGCTGCCCACCGGAGGTGCTGCTCGGCGGGTCTATCGACGACGCCTACAATTCCACCTCGGCGGTGGTCCGGTTTGCCAATGGGTCGCTGATTACTGGCTACTCGGCCGAGAAGCCCAATCGGCTGCGCGGGCCGCAGCACCATTGGGCCTGGTGCGACGAGTTGGCCGGCTGGGAACCCCTGCGCATGCAGGAGACCTGGGACATGCTGCAGTTCGGCCTGCGGCTCGGCGATTGCCCGCGGGCCTTGGTTACGACCACACCGAAGCCCTACCCGTTGATCTACGGGTTGGTAAAGGATGCTCGGGCTCGGGTGGTCAGCGGTTCAACCTACGAGAACCTCGACAATCTGGCGCCCACGTTCCGGCGGAAAATCCTCGCCTACGAGGGCACGGAGCTTGGCCGGCAGGAAATTTACGCGGAGCTTGTCGACCTCGACAGCCGCGCGATTCTCAAGGCTGGGTGGTGGCGGCTGTGGCCGGACATCGATCCGGAGGGGCGGGCGATCTATCCCGATCCGGTCCTGGCGTTCGCCAGTGTCGACGGCGCCTACACCGAGAAGGAGGAAAACGACGCTACCGCCGTCACGGTCTGGTACGTGTTCGTCGATACCTACGGTCGGGCTCGGGTGCTGTTGCGGTACGCCTGGGAGGACCGGCTGGAGTTTCCCGATCTCATCGATCGGCTGAAGCGCACCGTTCGCCATTTTGGGCTGAAGCGTCTGGTCATCGAGGCCAAGGCTAACGGGTTGAGCATCATTCAGGAGTTGCGCCGGCACCAGCCGGATTTGATCATCCATCCCTGGGTGCCGCGGGGCGACAAGGTCGCCCGGGCGCATAGCGTGACGCCGCTCCTGGCGCAGGGGCTCGTGTCGGGCGCGGCGCGCATTCGCGAGGGTGAGGTGGACCCGGAGTTCATCGGCGCGGTGCAGCAGGCGATCGACGCCTGCAAGGTTTTTCCGTTCGCGGAACACGATGACATGGCCGATTCGGTCGTGCAGGGGCTGGATTTCATCCAGCGCCAAGGTTTCGAGTTGTTCGACGTGGATGCGCCGCCCCCGCCGCCGATTGGCGCGCAGGGAAAGGCGGTCTTGTGAGGATACTGCGTGTCGCAATCGATCATCAGCAATCCTGACGACGGGCTGTCGGCGGAGCGCGGCTTTCGCGTTCCGCCTCCTGGCGGGCTGGACGATGGGTTTGGGCCCGAAGGGGAAGGGGCGGAGCTTGCCGAGGGGCTTGAGCCTGCGGTTGATCTTCGCGGGCTGCCGGCGGATGTGAACCTGGCGGATCATCTCGACGAGCACGTGTTGTCGCAGCTGGCCACCGAGGTCATTGAGGGGTACGAAGCGGACGTCCGTTCGAACGAGAAGAATTACCGCGTCCTCGAGAAGGGGCTCGAAATGCTCGGGCTCGAGGTCAAGCGGTTGAATGTGCCGTTTGCCGATGCGCCGGGTCCGGAGTCCTCGCTCATCCTGCGCGCGGTGCTGCGCTTTAACGCGGGCGCCATGTCGGAGCTATGCCCGGCTCAGGGTCCGGTGCGCGCTAAGGCGATGGGCGATGCTCAGGGCATCGACGGCGCGGCTCAGCGCAAGCAGCGCTTTCTGAACGAGTACCTTCTGGTCCGCGACCGAGGCTACTATCCGGACCGGGACAAGCATTTCTTTCTGCTCGGCCTGCTGGGCTCGACCTTCCGCGTCGTCGAAATGGACCCGGTTACGCGCCGTCCGGTGTCGCGTGGGCGCACTCCGTTCAATTTCGTTGTTGCGGCGAACGCGGTCGATCTGGACCGCGGCGGGCGGTACACGCTGGTCGATCAGTCGACGCCGGCGATGGTCAAGCGGCTGCAGGTGCTGGGGCATTACCGGGCAGTCGATATGTCTGCGCCCCAGCCTGCGGCGGATGACAGCCCCGGGGTGGATGCGCTGCAGCGCGCGGGAAAGCAGCAGCCGTCCGATCGGCCGGAGGACGCGGTGCATACCATCCTGCGGCAGCGGGTGGAGTGGGAAATCCCGGGGCTCGAGCATCTCGGCGATGATGGCGAGCCTAGCGGTCTACCGCTGCCTTGGTTTGTCACGGTCGATTTGGAAAGCCGGACTGTGCTTCATGTTGACCGGGGCTGGGACCCGGTCGACCCTAATCTGCTGCCTCTCGCGCCGTTCTCGCACGAGAAATATGTTCCCGGCCCGGGCTTCTACGGGCTCGGGTTTGCGCACATCCTGGCGTCGCCGGCGGACGCGCACACCTTCCTGCTGCGCACCGGGCTGATTGCAAATTACCTGGCGTCGTTCCCGGGCGGCTTCCGTCTGCGCGGGACGCGCCTGGCGCAGACCAATCTGCAGATTGGGCCCGGCGAGTTCCCCGAGGTCGACGCCGGCGGGGCAAATCGCATTCAGGATGCGATCATGCCTTTGCCGTATCGGGATGTGCCGGCCAGTTTTGTTCCGCTCATGCAGGAGATTAAGGCGGACGGCGAATCGCTGGGGCAGATTGCCGAGACGCAGGTGGGCGAGGGTCGGCAGGATGCGCCGGTCGGGACCACGATCGCGCTCATGGAGCGGTTGGTCGAGGTCGAGAGCGCGGTGATCAAGCGCCTGCACGCGGCGTGTCTGGCCGAGTTGCAGTTGCTCGCCAAGCTGTTCGCGGCCATGCCGGGCGAGGTCTATCCATTCTCCGTCGGAGGCAAGACGGGCGTGCCGATCGCGCCGGATTTCGCCAATGCCGACGACATCGTCCCGGTGTCGGACCCGAATATCCCGACCCAGACCCAGCGATTGACGCTGGCGCAGGGCAAGCTGCAGTTGGCCTCGTCGCAGCCGGCTCTCTACGACATGCGGCAGGTCCACATGGATATGCTGCGCACGATGGGTCTGGACGAGGCGGATATTCAGCGGCTGATGCCGCCGGTTCCGCAGGGTCAGCCCGCCGATCCGGTCACCGAGTTCCAGGCGGTGCTGAAGGGCGCGCCGCTGGTCGCTGGTCCGGACCAGATGCACGCTGCGCACATTCAGGCGCATTTGGCTCAGGCGCAGATGCCCAATCTGCCGCCGCCGGTGGTGCAGGCGCTGGTGGCGCATGTCGGCGAGCATCTCGGCCTGGCGTATCGTCAGCAGGTGCAGGCGGAGTTGGGCGTGCCGTTGCCGCCGCCTGGCACGCCGCTCCCGCCGCAGATTGAGGGGGCGATCTCGGTCGCTGTGGCTCAGGCGTCGGACGCGATCAGCCAGAAACTGGCGCCACTCCTGACGGGCGCCGGTGCGGCGGATCCCGCGAAGATGGCGGAGCTTGCCTCGAAGGCGGCCGATCGGGAGCAGAAAGAGCGCGATGGCGCTCGGAAGGCCGAGCAGGCGGCTCGGCAAGACCAGGGCGAACGCATCCATGATGCGATGGAGTTTAACGCCCGGACCGACGAGCGCGCGCTGGAGCGCGAGCAGATGGTCCATGAGGACCGGCTGGCCGGTCTTGAGGCGGCGATTGAATTGGCGGCACCGCGCGCGGCACCGCGCGCCGGGCTGGTCTAGGCAGGCGCGGGATTGTCCTGCGCTGGCGGGCGGTGCGCATCTTCGCGCGCGTGCCGTCCGCCGATTACAACGAAGAGGAAGGCATGAGCGAAACGATTGAGGCCGCCACAGACGAGGCCGCGGTGGTTGCCGAGGATGTGGCCGTTCCGCCGCGTCAGATCGCCGATCCCGGCACGCCTTCCTGGGCCGAAACCGTCGAGGCGCGCTTGACTGCGCTCGAGGCTGTGGCGACCAAGGGGCGCAAGTCCTAATGGCTCGCGCTCCGAAGATGCCGCCGCCGGCGGCGAAAAAGCCGCGGGAATTCAAGCCCGCCAAGGTCGCAACGGGCAAGCCTGGCGAGTACCAGCCGGTGGCAGCGAAGGGCGGCCCGCCGCTGGTCGCTGATCTCGACGGCGATGGGATGAAGCGCGGCGGCCGGGTGAAGGCGCGGATGAAGACCGGCGGCCGGGTCAAGGGCTGCTGAGGTGTCCTGGGCCGACGATTACGCGCTGATGGTCGCGCGTCGGCTGGATGAGTCGATTGTGGAGACCAAGCGCCGGTTGACCGAGGGGTCGCCGGCCGACTATTCCCGGTATCGGGAAATGGTCGGCTACCTCCGCGGTTTGGAGGAGGCGAAGGTGGCGGCGTTGGACGTCGCCAGTGACGAGGCGAGGCGCCGGGCCGGTTCGGCGCGGTCGTAGAGGCTTAGGCCCTCTCAGGAGGTGATTTCGTGCTGTTGAAAGACATTCCTATTCCTGCGAAGGCGCGGGAGAGTTTTGCTCACCTGCTCGCCAAGATTCCGGCGGACGCGGTTCTGCCCATCCCGACGGGGTATCGGGTGCTGGTGCTGCAGTACATCCGGCCGGAAACGTCGCGCGGCGGCATCATTTATGCCGACCAGACGAAGGCCGAGGATCAGTGGCAGGGCCGGGTTGGGCTGGTGCTGGCGGTTGGTCCGGACGCCTGGCGGGATCCGGACCGCTATCCCGGCGGCCCATGGGCGAAGGTGGGGGATGTGGTCCTTTGGCCGAAGCTGGATAATGCGAGCACGCGCATGACTTTCCTGGGCGGCTGCATCCTGGCGCTGCTGAACGACGATTCTGTGTGCGCGCGGGACGTTGATCCGATGCAGGCGATCGCGTGATGTCGCTGGTCGAGGATCGGCTGGCGAAGGTCGAAGAGCGAACGAAGTTCGATCCTCTCCTGCGCGCCGACATGGTGCCCTTCTTGGCGGCCGGGTTCGTTGAGGTCGGCGACAAGGCGCGGGCCGAGGTCGACGGGCGGTACTGCGAGGTCGAGCAGTCCGAGGTGGTGTTTGGCACTCTGGCGCATCCCGAGCGCCGGCGGGTGCCGCTGTGAGGCCGTCTTTTCGGTTTTGGCTGCTGGTCAGCGTCTCGCCGATGGCGCTGGGGCTGCACCAGCATCTGCTGTGGCGCGAGGCCACCGGTGCTGGGGCGATGAATTGGGCGCCGCTGGCGGCAATGCTGCCGCGGTGACCGCGGCCTGGCAGCGTTGGCTTGCGCGTCGCGGTCCGGCTGTTCGGGCGCGTCTGGTGCGGCTGAATCCACCTGCCGGGCCAGCGCCGGGCGCGCTGGTGCGCGGATATCGTCCGTCTCAGGCGGATGACCCGCGGCTTCATGCCGGGGCGGTTGCGAAAGGCGCTGTAATCCGGCGCTGGGGTCGCGCAGCCTGGGAGGCGGTGCCGCCGTCGGCGCTTTGCAAAGTTGGCCGCCGCATCTATGTGTCGCGGTATTACGTGTTCGATTTCTTGGTGCGATGAATTGGTGCGCGGCGGTGCGCTGGGGTGCTCTGCCGTCGCGCGCTCGGTCGGTGAAGGCGGTGGCGTCCTCCCCGCTGCCTTCACCGGCCCCCTTTTGGAGGGGTGATGACCGATCTCGATGCGTGGCTCGGCAAGGCTTATCGGATTCAAATGGGGTCGGATTTGACCCCCATGGCTGATCACGTCGCCACGTTTGCGGCGGCCGGGTTTGACCCGGCGCTGCTCGACGCGCGACAGGCCGCCCTGCAGGGGGTCGAAAAGCGGTGTGTCGTGTCGCGGCAGCAGTTGGCTGCGCTGCGTCAGGCGCGCGCTGGGTGAACAAAGCCGCCGCTTGGCGGTGTATCGCGGCGCGCGACCGGCAGGGCGCGGCGCTGGCGTAACGCGGTCCCTGCCTGGGTGACATGATGAGCGGAACGGCTGAAAGTCGGGCTGACGAGGCGCACGCTGCGTCTTCGGCCGAGGAAGAAATCGAGCGCGCCCTGGCGGCGGCGGATGAGCAGGGCGACGGAGAAGACGGCGAGTCCTCCGCGTCGGCTGGCGACGGTGGCGGCGATGCGCCGGCCCGCCGCGCGCGGCCCGGTCGTCTGGAGCGCGAAGCTGCTGCGGCCCGGGCCGAGGCGGCGGAGGCGCGCCAGGTTGCGGCTCGGCTTGCGGCTCAGCTGGCAGAGGAGCGCGAGGCTTCCGGCCGGGCCACGGAGCAGTCTTTGGACAGCCGGCTGAGCCATGCGGAGCAGGTGCTCCAGCAGGCGATTGAGGCGGGCGATACCGCCACGGTCGTCAAGGCCAATCGGGCGATTGCTGAGTTGTCCGCGGCCAAGGTTCATCTTCGCATGGCGCCCCGGCCGCAGCCGGCGCAGGCGCCGGGCTATACCTCGCGCACCCAGGAATGGATGCGCGCGAATCCTTGGTACGGGTCAAATCCCGGCCTGACGCAAATTGCTAAGTCTGCGCATGCGCAGGCTGTCCAGAATGGCTTGGTGCCGGACTCTGAGGAGTATTGGTCGTCGATCGAGCGGGTGGTCGAAGCTGCGGCGCCCAACACGGTTGCAGGCGCCGCGTCTGCGCCGCGTCCGCGCCCGGGCGGCGCTGGGCCGCGGTCGAGCGGCAATTTGTCCAGGCCGCCCACTTCTGCTGGGGTTCGTCCCCGGGATTTGTCGGCCGACGAGCAGGCGGCGGCCAAGATTTTTGGCATGTCGCACGAAGAATATCGCAAGGAACAGACGCGGTTGATTGCCGCGGGCAAGATCAAGGCGAGGGCTTAAGATGACCATTCCGTCTCGCACCGCAATGTCGCGGGCTGCCAATAGTCGACCGGCCATCGGGGGCGCCAATGGCGCCGGGGTTCTTGATGTCGACCTGACGGGGCTGGATACCTCGTCCTATGAGTTTATGTGGGCGACGGCTTCGGTGCTCGGTCAAGATGCGATCGAGACGAATGTCCGCATTCAGATGTCGCATCGCGGTTTCCTGCCCGTCTTGGCGTCTGAGTTGCCGGGCGCCGCCGCCCCGCTGCTGCCGGGCGAGTCCCGGCCGGAGCATGCGCTGGTTCGCCGCGGCGGGGCCATTCTCATGAAGCGGCCCCGCCATCTGGGCGAAGAGGAGCGGCTGCAATTGCGCCGCGATAATCGTGATGCGCTGCGCGGTGTGACCCGCGAAGCCGATACCACCCTGCGCGACAACGGCATCGACAAGACGTCCGATTTCGGCGTGCAGTCCCAGCGCGAGGTCCGTGAAGAGCGGGCTCGACCGCGCCAAGGTCGGCAGGGCGAATTTTCCGACGAGTAATCCCGCAGACCCGCCCATCCTGAAAAGCCGCGCGCGTGTGATCCCGCGGCAGGCGGAGGGTCGTCTGCTCATCCATCAATCGAGAGGGGTATCATGCCCAATACGAACGCTCCGCGTGGCTTCCGCCACGTCGGCTCCCTTGGCAGCGGCCTGGCGGTCGCCGGCCAGATGACGCAGTACCGCATCGCCAGCGGCTATGCCGCCAACATTTTTGCTAACGACGTCGTCAAGTTCCTCAGCACCGGATACATCAATCGCGTCGCGGCTGGCGAACAGTTCCGCGGCGTTTTGGTGTCCGTTAGCTGGGTGGGCTCGGACGGCGTGCCGCGCCAGCAGCCTTGGTGGCCGGCGAGCACGGTGACGCTGAACGCCCAGGACGCTTATGCCTTGGTGATCGACGATCCGAACGCGATCTTCGAGGCGCGCATCGGCAATGCCAGCACCGGCGCCCAGCGCTCCGATGTCGGCGCGCTGTTCGACATCTTCGATTCGAACAACCCGACCGCGACCACCTTCTCCCTGGCGACCGGCCAGTCGCAGCAGGGGATCGACATCACCACCCTGGCGACCACGCTCAAGCAGTTCCGTCTGCTGGATTATGTCCAGCGGCCGGATAACGATCTGTCGAGCGGCAATGCCGCCTATGCGGTCGGGCGCTTCACGCCGGTCAACCACGATTTCCGGGTCCAGACCGGGATCTGATCTGGCAGCGGCGTCGCCGCTGCTTTCCTCCATCTAGTCGACGCCAGAGCGCGTCGCCCGTCGGTGCTGCGCCTCAGGTGCGGCGCACGCTGGCGGCTGCATAAGGGCTATTTCCATGGTGATCACCACCGGCGCCCTGAAGGACCTTCTCCTTCCCGGGCTCAACAAGTTTTTCGCCGAATACGACACCTTCGATCTGCAGTACACGCAGATTTTCGATAAGTCGGAATCCGACATGGCGTTTGAGCGCGATGTCGAGATGAAAATGACCGGCTTGGCGCAGCTGCGCCCCGAGGGCACGTCCACGTCCTTCGAGGACATGGGCGAGCGTTATATGTCGGTCTACCGGCATGTCTCGGTGGCGCTGGGCTTCATCATCACGCGCAACGCTATCCGCGACAATCAGTACAAGAAGCAGTTTAACCCGGGCATTCGCGCTCTGCGGAATTCGATCCGTCAGACCGAGGAGGTTTACGGGGCAAATGTGCTGAACAGCGCGACCGACAGCACGGTGCTCGGCGGCGATGGTCGGCCGCTGCTTGACACCTTGCATCCGATCGAGGTCGGGACCTACAGCAACACGCCGGTCGTTGCGGCCCAGCTGAACGAGACCAGCCTCACCGATGGTCTGGTGGCGATCCGTCGCTTCAGGGACCAAGCCGGCCTGCGCGTCATGATCTCGGCGGAGCGCCTGATCGTGCCGCCGGAGTTGCAGTGGGTCGCCGAGCGTCTGGTGGCGACGCCGCTGCGCGTCGGCACCGCCGACAACGACATCAACGCCATGCGCGAGCGCCGCGCGCTGCCGGGCGGGTTCGTGATCAATGACTTCCTTACGAACACGAACAGTTGGTTCCTCAAGACCAAACTGCAGGATGCGCTGCGTTATTTCGAGCGCGATCCGCTCGAGAGCGACATGTGGGCCGACGAGATGACCGACAACCTGCTGACGAAGGCGACCAAGCGCTTCTCCTTCAACTGGTCGAACGCCCGCGGCATCTACGGCTCGATGCCGTAAGCCTGAGCAATCCTCTGTCGCAACCTGAATGCCCGGCCGCGCGCGCTGAAAGGCGCGCGCGTGCTGGCGCACGGAGACCATCATGACCGCGATGCATATCTCGGGGCCGCATATCGTTTATGGCGATCTGCCCGGCTCGGCCGGAAACAATCCGGAGGCCGGGCCCAGCGGCGACTATCAGGGCTCGTTTCTGGTCGATCCCCGGTATCAGTACCAGCCGGGTATGACCGGCATCGGGCACATTAAGGGCTTTCTGGGCTCGACCGGCCTGTGCGTGCTTGATGCCGCGCCGCAGGCGAAGAGCGCCACGCTGCTCTATTCCGGCCAGCCCGCGGTCCCGGCCGGGGGCTCGCTGGCGGTGGCGCTGCCCACCTCGAACAGTGGACTGTCCCTGGCGGTCGGCGTGCCGCTGGTGCCGTTCGGTCAGCCCATGCGTGTGGCGAACCAGCAGACCGTGGTCTGCCTGGATCCCGGCCATACCAAGTGCACCACCAGCGCCTCCAGCAAGGCGATCACCATCCCGTCCGGCGGCGATGGCCGGCTGATCCGGGTGGGGCAGTTCGTCGGCGTGCCGGGCGCTGGCAGCAGCGGAGCGTTCTTCAGCAGCCAGGTGCTGGCTCGTTCGATCGGCGCGGATGGCACCGGCACCATCACCGTGGCGGATCAGCCCGCGACGGCGGTGACGGCCGGTCCGCTGATGCTGATGGACCTCACTGGCGCGTCGGTGGTGCCCTGGCACTACGCGGGCGCTGGCGCGATGTTCGATCCGTACTCCGCGGTGGCGCGTCGCCTCGAGTACGTTTCGACCAATGCGGGCGATACCACCTATACGGCGACGGCGGTCGGCTATGATTTCCATATGCAGCCGCTCTCCGAGACGGTGACCTTCAACGGCACCACGGTGGTCACCGGCCGCAAGGCCTTTCGCTATCTCTCGAGCCTGACCATCGGCAAGACGGGTGGCGGCACTCCGGCAGGCACCCTGCGGGTGGGCACCAGCGACTATTTCGGCTTCGGCCTGAAAGTCGAAAACTGGGAGGCGGTCCGCGCGTTCTGGAATAGTTCCTCGCTGACCGGCTCGACGGTGACGGGCGGCGGCTTCACGGCGGCCGACGCCACCACGGCGAACACCACCAGCACCACCGATGTCCGCGGCAGCTACGGGGTTGGCACCGCCGCTGCGGCTGATGGTTCTCGGCGCTTGACGGCGTTCGTCAGCCCGCCGGCGCGTCAGCTGCTGGCCGCAACCTGGGCCGATCCGACACCGCTGTTCGGCGTGGCGCAGGCCTAATCCTGGCGGGCGGGTGCGCGTGTTGCGCGCCCGCCTGTTGGCTTTTCTGAAGGGGGCGGGTCATGCGTATCAGTAAGAGTTTGACGGCGACGGGCGATGCCCTGTTCAGCTTCGATCATTACCAGAATCCTGGCGCTGCTCGGCTGCAGGTGAACCTCTCCGGCGGCACGGCCACCTATACTGCCTACGAGACCCTCGACGATCCGGCCGATTTTGCTTCGCAGGCGGCCTTTGTTTCGGGGGCTCAGTGGACGGCGATCACCGGCATGAGCGGCGTCAGCGCCAGCGGCCTGGCGGCCCTGTCCAGCCCGGCAAACTACGTCCGGGTGAACGTTTCGGCCATCTCGGGGGCTACGGTCAAATGCACCTTTGTGCAGGCCGGGCCGCGCCCGGGCTAAGCCGATGACCACCAGCGGCACCTATGCGTTCGGGTTTCAGGTCGACGATTTGTTGACGGAGGCGTGGGAGCGCATCCAGCTCAATCCCGAGGTTCTGACGGATCGACATGCCGCTGCGGCGATGCGGTCCCTGCAGTTGGCGCTGATCTCGTGGACGAACAACGGTATCAACCTCTGGCAGGTGGAGCGCCTGGCGACGACGCTTTCGCGCGGGCAGGCATCGTTCACACTGCCGGCGGGCAGTGTGGATGTGCTGGAGGCGGTGCTGTCGCATTCCGACGTTATGCGTCAGCAGAATCAGCTTCTGCTGACGCCTATCTCCCGCGATAGCTGGATGGCGATCCCGAATAAGGCCTTGCAGGCGCGGCCGACCAGCTTCTGGGTCGAGAAGGTCGAGCCTGTGCCGGTGGTCCATTTCTGGCCGGTGCCGAATGAGTCTTATGACCTGGTCTATTCGCGCGTGAGGCTGCCGCAGGACGTCTCGGCCCTGTCTCAGAGTCCCGATGCTCCGGCGCTTTGGTCGGACGCCTTGGCTGCGGAGGTCGCCGCGCGCCTGGCGCGCAAGTACAGGCCGGAGGCGGTTCAGGCGCTGCGGGCTGAAGCGCAGGAGGCGTTCGCGGCGGCGGCCGGCGAAAACCGGGAGCGGGCTCCGTTCCGCGTCTCTCTTGGAGGCTGGCCGGGATGAGCAGGCGCCCGCGGTATGCTCTGTCGTGTTCTGATCCCCGGGATCCGCGCGCGCGCGGGCGCTGCGATCGCGGGGGCGAGTTTTGGCCTTTGAGCGAGCTTCGGCCGCAGATGATGTGGTCCGGCGATCGGCTGATCTCGACCGGGATGCTGATTTGCCCACGGCACATGGATGTGCCGAACCAGCAGGACCGAATCATTCGGCTGCCGCCCGATCCGGTGCCGCGCGTGAATCCGCGCCCGCAGATTGAT